TGCTGAATCCACATATGTAATTGGATTACTTAAATCTCCCCAAGTCTGTATTCCGGCAGCTTTATTTTTAGCAATAGCATTTCCTATTAATTGATCTATATCGGGATCAGGTAATCCACCACCAATTTCTGTTTTTTGTAATACAAAAGCTTCGGTAGACTTTCCTGGTCTTCCATTAGCATCTTCTGCTATTAAATCATTTTCATATACCAGACAACTAGATACTTCATCAATATCTAATATAGCCGATCTGATAGCATCAGCCGTGCCTCCTCCAAACAAAGCAGGGCTATTCTCTCTTCTTATTTCCAAATCAGGATCTGATTCTTTATCTGCACCATTTGTAGCAGCACTCTCATTGGTTGTTCTATCCACACCTGCTACAGAGTTTTCAAACTCTGTTAGAGTGAGTGCCGGAGCCTTGGTTGCTGAACCTGATGTAACGGCTGTCATCAACCCTAAACCTTGATACACTCCAGGAGTGCTTATAGTTTCAGTAGCAGTCACTACAATAGCCCCATTAAATAATGTAGAGCTTTACACCTCTAACAGATGATTCTTTCTGAACACTACTTCTGTACCATTGAAAGTTACATCAAATCCTGCAGACATTGATCCTATTACAGTAACACTATCTATAAATGAAATCTCTTCAAGAGCAGCTTTGACTTCAGAAGCAGATGCTGCATAAGACAATGCTGTAGTACATTCTTCATTTCTGAATGTTATCTTCCAAGATCCTGCATCAGGTGTTAAACTAAAAGAAATGTTTTGTATCTGATTTACACCAGCACCTAAAACAACCTCATCATTCAAACTATATTTAGAGTCTTGATCCCCATTTACATATAATGTGGTTCCAGCTAGAATTGTAGTACCTGGAGTACCCCAAAAAGCCTGATCTAAGATCTTAGAAAAGATAAGTCCATCTCTCTTAATTCCATTCAATGCTACAGCCTGATCTAAAGCACCTTTAGATGCGGTGGAAGGGTATTGAGATAGATTTAATTGTTCCAACAGTTCCCACAATTCATATTCCCGTTCTGCGGATATTTCTATCAATTGTCCGAAATTACTTTCGGACTCTACATTTACAGAATCACCAAACAGAGATCTGATCTCTTGTTGTTTTTCCTCTATAATTATAGGTAATGTTTTTATTACTAAACCTTCATCTGTCAATCCATATGTTGCCATTATATATCCTCTTCAAACGGAAGTGTTGAGCCTGTAGAAAATGTAGCTTCAAAACTTATAGTCAGAGTCCTGGCTCTTTTATCAAAATCTTGGGTGTAAGTATTTAACTTAGTAACTCCAGGTGTTTCTAAAATAATTTGTTTAAATAATGTAGCTACTAAATTAGAATTTGGATTCTTCTCAAGTATTAAATCAAATAAAGGTAATCCTAAAGTTCTATCTAAAAACCATTCACCTTTTATAACTCTTAACCTTTGTCGAATATGTTGTGCAATCGCATCATCTTCATCACTAGTTAATACAAGATCTCCATTTTGAATTACAAGCTCATTGTTTGCATCTATTTTTAAATCTATCATTATTCTACCTTAGTGCTTTTTGCAGTATCTACTGTTGGCTGAGTACCTATAAAAACTCTTTGTGAAGTTTGTAATGCTNCTCCACCATCTTGAATAACGGGTACTCCTGAACCTATTACTGAATCAAATCCTACCTCTAAAGATGTAGTCACTTCCATATTGTCTTGCAAGTGTGCTACTAATACATTATACATTATTTTCAAGTTAATGAGGGCTTTATCATAAGATTCCTGATCAAAAACATAATCCCCTTCAGCATTACGAATATTGAATAGGTCAGCATCCTTCATAGCATCCGCTATATCCTTAGCTAATGTATCACCATTCATTGCCATTACTAATCACCCTTTATTTGAGCTAATACTGTTTGAATTCTAGTCAATTCTGTAATAGATGCTGGATCTAACGGAGCTGGACCCACAGGGGATACCCCAAAAGATATCAATAATTGGGACAATAAGTCATTGAATAATGATAAAAGTTCACCTACATCATTACCTATTGTAAACTTATCATCTTTTAAAGTGATTCTTGCTTTTTCATTTCTAAGAACCACAGCATCATTATCTTCTTTAGTAGGATTACTTTTTGGATACAGTCCAGGCTCAAACACAGCATCACTTAAATCAAACATATTTAGATTGGTCATTTTAGATTGTTGACCTTTTTCTAACCATGTATCAATTGTTCTTTGGCTAAATTTGATCCAACCTGTATCACCCTTTTTTATGGGAATCTTTAAATAAGCATCTCCACTATTGCTTCGGGGGAAATGGATANGANCATTCTTTAAAGGATTTATGGTTTTAGATTCACCTGTTTCATATAATCGATCTATCATTATTTGAATTTCAGCAAGCTCTGTGCTTTCATCATATCTAATGACTTTGCCAGGAATACCAATATTCAATTCAGCTATTTTCTGTCGTATAACATAATCAATAGCTTCAGACCATGTTGGATTGCTATTACCATTAATTATCATTGAACTCTCACAATATCAAAACCTTTTAAAGCTTTAGCTTCACATTCAGCATACCATTCATTTTTACTTCGGATTTTTCCTTTAAACTTTGTTTTCTGTATTGAATATACTCCATCTAATTCTCCAGCAATGGTTGCGATTCGAACCCCTCTACCTGGAGATAAACCTTTTCTCAATAATGCCTTAAACTTCACCCCTTCTTCGGTTTTAACTGGATATCCTATAGTACCTGTATCATATGCTATAACAGGGATGGAATTTGCAGCTATTAAAGATGTAACAGGTTTTATATAAATAGTGTTATCTTGCACAGTCATTTCAAGATTTTGATCTGGCACTAGATTCATTAATTTGTCTAATACCATGGGAACAGCACCTGAAAGTGTAATACCATTTTCAGTAACTTCTGTTTTAATATCTGTAAACACTCCTTTGACATCATCTTCTAAATTTGATAATGCATCTTTCAACATTTTCTTAATATCAGTTTTTGGAGCATATGATTTATTAAAAAGATTTTTCTTTTTAATATTTAAACCATCAACAACTTTAAATGAGGATTTCCATTCTTTACCTGTCCACTCATTATGAGCTAGTTGTACATTTCCTTTAAATACTGTGAAATTATCATTTTCATATCCAACAGATAATTCACAAAAGAGTTCATTCTTTTTTGCTTTAGATATAATCTCTCGGTTAGATCTACCAAGATTATATACTATTATTGCTGCTTTATTTTTAGTCTTTATTGATTTACTGATATCAAATTCTATTTGGGGTATAGAATATCCACTAGTAGCAAAAGCAGAATCGATAACTACTCCTTCTATAACTTCTTCACCTAGAATACCAAAAGTAAGTCTAGCAGACCTATTCCATAGCTCAGGCATTCCTAATCCCTTTCACCGTACATTAAAAGTACATCTTGTGAGAACGTATCTCTGGTAGCTTCAATATTGTCAAAAAGATTATTTATCACTAAAAGAACTTTTTCAGGAACATCATATGCTATTACTTGTCGAGTAACACTTAATTTGACCTGTATAGGCAATCCTAAATAAATAGGATTCTCATCCTCATCATAGATATTTAATATCCATATCTGAGCTCTATAATTATATCTAAATTCTAAAGTGTATATCACATCATCCAGAGTTATAGAAAAATCATAATTCATATTTATATTAGAAATAGGTAATACTTCAAAAGCCACTATTGCTCCTTGTTATTATCCAAAAATAAAATCCCAAAGTGATGCAGTAAATCCTTTATTTACTTTTGTTTCTTGAGCTGGAGTTGCCTCTTTTGGATTTTTAGTTCCTCCTGATGTTTTAGGGGTATTTTTATCCGTCAACTCTTTAGTTTTAGCTGTAATTTTTATTTTACGAGATTGAGTACTAAATATCTGAACTTCTCTAAATACTAAATCTGCTACCAGAGATGATACACTATCCTTATCTTTACGGATATTTATGCTCTTTAGCAGCATATTGCGGTATTGTACAAAAGGTGTTACTATTAACAATCTAGTACTGTATTGCTGAAGAGTTCTTACTATTTGGAAAAAGCTTCAATATCTTTTCTCTCTTCTGGATCATTATTTAAAAACTGTGCTAAGATAGCTAATCCTGCTCCCACAGGAGCACCTCTATTCTGAACAGGAATTTCCCTTGATGTTCCAGGTACAGCCACAGAAGGTGTTAATTCTGAAGGCAACTTAGCAGCAAGAGCTGCACCATACATTTTAAGATTAGTTAAATCTATAGGCTCTATTGGGTGATTTGTAATCACTGTAGACAGAGTAACCATAGCCGGTTTGACAACCTGCATATCAGAAAAAGGAACTCCTTCTTCTGCTGGAAATTCGGATATATCAGAATCCAGGGCATGTTGTTCTGAAAGAACAGCATCAAACGTTATCAATACAGCAGAACTCTCATCATATAGTGCAGTGCGAGTTAAAGCCTCTGGGGGACGATCCACGGTACTCTTAAACTCAATAGGCATATTAACTCCCTAAATATTATGGTGACACAGGCACTACCGAGAAGTTATTAGAAGTGTTATCTATTAAATCTCTAGGAGGACTCCAAACAGCATCTTGAACTGTTTCTACCGCTTTTGGATCGTTTGCACCATTGAAATTAAAATTGTTTTCTTGTTGTATTACATTCCGACTTAAATTATTAGAAGTATTACTCAGTGCCGGATTATTACTACCTGTAAGCACATCACTTGCTCTAGTGTTTCCATTTAATCCTGGAAAACCACCATAGGGATTTGTACCAAAACCCCCAAAAGTATTAAAATCACTAGCTGAAGCATTCTTACTAAGACCTGTTTTTTTATCAAACCAGTCTATAATCTTATTAACCTTAGCCATAACTGGATCACTCATTAAAAACTGAAAACCTTCTACTAACCATGTACCTAAAGTTTTACCAGTTATTAATTTTGTTAAGATATTTGCAAATGCTGTCCATGGAGTAAGAATTGTAGCAAAGTTAAAAATCCGTCTAAGTGCATTTTTCCAATTCAACCAGCTTTTCAAATATCTTCCAATTAGACTGTCTTGTCCTCTAAAAAATGCTATAAGATCTTCTGTAAATAAGGCTAATGCTACTATAGCAATTCCTATCAATGCTGGAATAAATCCTAAAACTATATTCATAGCTGCTGCTGCTGATGCTACCCCAAACATAGCACCTATTAGTGACCCTATTCCTATAGCCAAAGTACCTATCATTACTGCTATCTTGAGCCCTAACAATACAACAAATGCTATAGTTATCATTTTTATTATATTGTGAAGACCTCCAAAGATTCTAATTAATTCCCTAATACGTGGTAGGGTGTCTCGAATAAATAGTCCTAATCTTTTTATCATTATTAATACAGTTTTGAAACTTTTAATTAAAGTATCTTGAATAAGTTTTCGATTAAGATCAATCCATTCACTGAGAATAATTAAATACTTCTTTGCTGTTGGTAACAATGCATTACCTATAGCTCTTGATGCAAGTCGTAATCTGATTACAAAATTGGACCACAACACAGGCCAAGTTTTTGCCTGCTTCATCATTAAGTCATTAAATCTTCCACCCTCTGAAGTCATGTTGATGAATGCTTGTTCCACCTGTTCAAAAGTTATTTCTCTTTTTGTAGTCATCTTCTGGATCTGGGATTCAGCAACTCCCAACATTTTAGATAGCTCTTGTATAATAGGAACACCTTGCCGTGCAAAGTCACGAAGCTCCGTTCCCATCAGAACGCCTCTGGTTCTAATTTGTCCAAAGTTTAAAGCTACCATTGCTAACGGTCGATTAATACCTGCAGCAACATCACCCAAAGCTTTCATTGTAGGTATGACTTTTTTAGTTTCAATACCCATACCTAAAAGCATTGCAGAATTCTTTTCTACATCCTCTAAAGTAAATGGAGTTTCTAATGCGAATCTTTGTAAGTCTTTATAAAGAGCTCTACCTTTTTCTATACTTCCTGTCATGGTTTCAAAAGCTATACGGGTCTTATTAGCCTGACCAGCTTCATTTAAAAAGAATCCCAAACCTGTAGAAGCTGCCCCAAAAGCAACACCCATTCTAGTTGCCATGGATGTAACACCACGGAAAGATTGTTTAATTCTTTGGGTACTTCCTAATGTCTCCATCTTGCGCTTTATATGGTTTATATTCTTATCAATCTTACCCATCTCCGAAGAGTCTACAGCAAACTTGACTGCTATAATGAGTTCTCTGATTTTACTATCAAAAGCCATTAAGATTATTCCTGTTAGTGTTCATCTTTTTTCTGCTCGTGCCTTTGTACATCATCTATAAAATCTAGATAATCTAAAGCATCAAAAACATCAGACATGCTCCAATATTCTTCAATTTCTTGAAGGGTTGCCATAGATGAATTTATGACTCTCCAAGAATAAGGACAAATGTGATCTAAGGCACCAGTGGGGACTTGGTATGTTGAGGAGCCTTTATACTTTCTGGGATACTTAGTCCTGCGAAAAAATCAGCATATTGCAGCTGTAGTACCTCCTTTAACAATTTAAACTGATGCAGTACTCCTGCATCAACATCACTAAAGTAGATATCATATTTTTCACGGGTTCCTAAAAGCATTTGAGGGTTTCCGAGGGGATATGTTTGATTCAATAGATCAAGAGAAATACTTAACAATTCCTCTTCATCCATACGATCTGCGACTATAGTTAAAATTTCTTCCAGAGGCAAATCATTAGCAGTTTTTGCTGTATCTTTAATCCCCTCTAAACTAGTTATATCCGATGAAGAATATAGTTTACCAAATACTGGTCCGAATACTTTCATTAATTTCAATAGAATTAATGATGCCTTGGTGGGAGCGATTTCACATATTGAGTAACCAATCCCCTCCACTTCGACTTCTTTTCTTATTCTTGGCATGCTGTAGCCTCATTTCTTGAAATGTTAAATATTAATTACCACCTATCACATTTATATCAAGCGAACCTTTTAGTTTCCATTCCCGAGTACTTGATTCATCTTTGGAATATGGAGAATTAGGTTTCCTCAAAACTGTAGCTTTTGTGATCACATGCACAGAATTACCATTGATATCAACTATTGAACAATTAATAGTGTCATTACCTTCAGCAGCTGTGGATAGAATCAAATTAGCTTCCTGTGTCTGTGGAAGCTCTACAGTAATAGTTCCTAATCTAGAACTATTTTTAGTACGGGTAATTTCTCCACCCGAACCTTGAGAGAATTTCCAGAAATCATCATCATATTCTACATCTAATGATTCCCAATCGTTTACAATAGCTGTCCCAACAACTACCGACATTTCCCCTGGTATATAATCTTTAAGTCCCATTATTTATCCCTCCTTATGGATATACAACACCTGCTATTTCAACATAATTAATTGCACCTTGCAATTGAGCACTAAATGTCGTGCCTTTAAACTGCCTGTTAGCTTTCTCAGTTATATTAATCTCAGACACATCTGGAACAGTTACTACAATAGAGCTCTCTACATACAGACCTTCTCTGGCCTTCTCAATAAGAACACCTTGAGTAGGAGCAGCTGTTGCTTGCATTCCTGGATTGGTGAAGGGTACTTTATCCTTAGATTTAAGATATGCAAAAGTATCTTCTGCAATTCTGGACTGAGTAGAATCAACTCCACGAATGATATCAACATATTCACCACTGGCAACTTTAGCTTCTGAAGTGATTATTGAACTACCTTTAATAGTTTCAATAAAATTGGCATTCTTAGCCAAGAGATTAGTATAAGCAGTTCCAGAAAGTATGCTTGGTGTTGCACCAGAAATGGTTTTGAATGTCCAGTTGGTAGAACCTGCATCTTTTGGAAGTTGTAAACCAAACCATCCACACTCAGGATATTCTTCATGAGTATCTGACCAGATACCAATAGATCTATCTCTGGAGGCTAGTTGCAACACAGAAAAGATATCTGAAGTTGCAGATGTGGGTGCATCCGGATCATCTGTAGAATACCCATAAAGCTTTTTACGAGATTCTGAATTGGTAGCAGCATCCTCAATATCCAGAAGCTGATCACCCAACACTCCACGTTTAGCCATAAGGATTCCATAATAATCAGGATCTTCGAGATTGATGGCATCCAATGTATCAGCTATAGCTTCAACATTGAGAGTTTCATCTACAGCGCCTACAATAGTTCCAGCAGCACTGTCTGTACTTAAGGTGCTAATGAAAAAAGAATCTGCAGCAACATCTGCCGTTACAGTTATAACTCCTACTGCAGAAGTTGAAGTCAAATTAGTAGCAGCATCTATCAAAGCAGCTAGTCCAGCAGCTATACTTGTTACTGTAGGAGTTGCTAAAGCCGTATAAGCATAAGTCACACCATTAATGATAGCTGTGAAGATATCATCCTCTAAAGGGGTTCCACCAATAGTGATTTTATTTTCCTGAGCACCTACAGCCAACCTTCTACCAATTTTGATTTTGCTGAGGGGACAAACTCCTGACCGAACAACATCTGAGCCATTTTATATTCTTCTGTGGTAGATACAAAATCTTCACCAACTCCGGAAAGATTTAGATATGTTCTAACTCTTTCTGAAAAAGCTGCATTTACACCTAATGCAAGAGGAGTACCAAAACCTGCTCTGGTTACACGAGCATCTTCCCTGGTAATTGTTACATTTACTATCTGATTGATATCTGACATATCGTTCTCCTATGTAATGCAGAGCCCCTATTTGTGAACTTTAATCTCTACAGCTTTAGTTCCAAGCGTACCCGTTGCTTCAAACTTTTCTATTTCACCAAGGTTCACTCCGCTTTCTATTAAAATATACGAAAAAATCAAATCAATATGTGACCTTAAATTAAATCTGGTCTCATCTAGCTCTGAAAGATCTCTCACATTTGTATTATCTCTATAGCCAAGTCCTACAGATTTAAGTCTATTTTTATACTCTTCAATCTGTATTTTCTGGATTAGTTTTGCTGCTTTAAATAGATGAGCATTATTGGTATAGAGATTTATACTTTACAGTAAATACTACTCCCTGGGTAACTGTAAATAACCCTGTTGCTTCTCCTTCAGCCCTATACTCAGGTTTAGTTTCTTCATTAGGTCCATCAGATATGTTCAAAACATAAAAGTCTTTTTCAGGTTTCACAGCTGCATCATCAGCTACAAAAGCATCCTGTTTATCCCATATCACATCACCTAAATATGAACCTACAATATCCCGTATTACTGAGATTAATTCATTCTCCATAGTTTCATTTATTCTATAGAATCCCATAAATTAATCCCTGGATTTAATCTGTCTAGCCATAGATCTATAATTAAGACTTCTTAAACCATTATACGATGCCCATTCATCAACGTCAAGTATCTCATAATCTCCGTCTTCTAAAACAATAGAATCTTTTACTCTAAGTTCATCATAAGTAAAGACTTTCCATGATTTATTTACAAAACCATAATCTTCTTCTTGACGGATCTGTTCACCAACTGCCTGCAATAATCCACTCTGAGTTTGCCCAGGTTGTTTATTACCTAAAACCTTAAAGGATTGATATAGGGGGCCTTGTTCTCTATAT